CTAGCCTCAAGTCCACTCATCATTGTCTCACCAAACTGACCAGCACCAAACAGTTGTCCCTGCTGTTGCATTTGCTGGTACGGAAGCATACCTTGCTGTAGTTGCATCATCTGAGTCTGTGGTAGGTAAGCAGCACCCATAGAGCCAATGCCTAAGTTCTGCTGATTCGCTAGTTGTTGCAAGTCTGCCTGAGACAACTGACTGCCCATGCCTGTAAACATCTGTGCTTGCTGTGCTAACTGCTGTTGTTCTGCTTGTGCTTGACCCATAGCCTGTAACATTGCTGTGTTCCTAGCTTCAGCTTGAGCTTTATCCATAGCAAACTGCTCTGGAGTACCACCAAACTGCGCAGTCCGTACACCTAAGCGTCCCTGTGCAGCCAGACGTTCTTCTTCGGCTAACCTCTGTCGTTGCTCCTCAGGAGACTGTGCAGCCCTGATACGTCCGTAGATGTCTTGCTCGCGTTGCGCCATGTCAGTGTCACGCAAGTCTCGCATCATGCCACGACCCAAACCAAACGCCTGTCGTGCTGCTCTTCGTCCCTGTTGTTGACCAAAGGGAGTACCAGCAAGCTGCTCTTCAGCTTTAGTTAGCATAGACTGTTGAAACGCCTCTTCTTCAGGAGAAAGAGTCATGCTCGTGCCTATGCCAATAAAGTTGCCTTCCTCGTCAAACTTAGGCGTTGCAGAAAACCCACCTCCGGTCATCGTAGACGCCACAGTAAACGGCCTAAACTGAGACATTCCTACGGCTTGCTGTGCTAATTCATAAGCACCGGGAACGTATATTTGCTCGTTTGTTCGTGGATCAGTAAAGTAAGTTCCTGCTAAAGACTGCTCGCCAATGTCGCCAAGACGGTTCATGGCGCTTGCTGTAAGTAAACCGCCCCCAACAGTTCCTATGCCTAGTAGGGCTTTTAACCAATCTTCCATTAGTAAGTACCTCCATCAATCGTCCCTGTAGACAGAGTTCCTGTAAATGTTAAGTTCGGAATCGTCACAGTACCTGTAAACGTGGGTGAAGCAGTGTTTGCTTTGGTTGCAATCGCAGTTGCAATGTCATCAAACTCTGTGTTAAATTCAGTGCCCTGAATAATTTTGCCAGCATCTCCAGAAGGCAAACTATCCTTAGCAGCAAAGTTAGTTGTCTTTGTATAGTTGCTCATAATGTTTTACCCATAAGTGCTAATACGTTGATTTCTTGGAGAGATAAAGCAAAACCGTTTATTTCTGACTCAAGACCAATAGTAATAATAGAACCGCCACCTGTGGCATTTACAGGAGGTCTGGTTGTTGTTGCTCCTCCAGTAAACTCAGCAACAGTGTACTCTGAAGCTGCTTCGTTAAAGTAGTACGGAGTCTGGTTACCTACCGTAAACTCCTGTGTACTGTACGTTGTACCAAAGTCGTACGCCCACTTAACAAACACAATAGCACTGTTAGCGCCTACCAGCGTAGGACGTAGCTTCTTCAGGAACTTAACCTTCGACGGATCACCAAAGGTCAATCCGGGGCTGTAGTACCTAAAGCGGTAACTAGAAGTCCTGATTGTTCCTGCATCGTTGTACTCATCAAAGTACCCAGCGTACTCACCCACGCCATCATCAGTTCCTACCAGTAACGCACCATCGTTCTTTCTCTCGTACGCCTTGAACGGAGCAGAGGTCCAACGTGTGACTCTGTACGCACCGTTCTCTAGTCTACCTTTGAGATCAAAGCAGTACGTTGTGCTAGTATCTGGGAACGTAATCAGATAGAACGAGTTCTCAGGGCTGTACACAGATGCCGTAGGAGCAGTCCGTGTTTCAATTAAGTTAATAATCTCACTCTTTATGTTTGCGCTTAAGTCAGACAGAGGTAAAGACTTTTCTTGTATTGTTCTTCCAAAGCTCCTCAGACCGTTCTGAGACATAAACAACACATCAGTACCAATGTGTTGTACAGAGTTTCTACAGATGCACCCAACGCCAGCTACAGTGTCAGCCAGAGCCATCGTTGCTGGACTAAAGGCGTTATTGTATACAAGGATGCTGTGTTTGCCTAAAATAAGCAGAGCGTTGTTGTGGGCTACCAAGGCCCTTACTTCATCGTACCCATCAGGCCAAGCCTTAGATACATCTATAGAACCACTGGAACCACCAGTGAAGTCTGTGCCGATCAACAGATCAGACCAGTAGATCGTCTGGGTGTCTGCGGCGTTGTCTACGATCCACAGTCTACCGTAAGCTGCTAGAGCTTCGTGACAGTAGAAGTTAGTATTAGTCGTAGTACCTGTTGCTGTGCCAAACGTCCTAAGCCCTGTAGCGTTGTCGTACACAAGAGGCTCGTGTCCACGCTGGAAGAAGTAAGCCTTGTCGTTAAAGTTGACTATCTTCCAGTTGTCTGCTGTAATCGTGTACGAACCGGGAGTAATGTCAGTAAGCGTGTCATCAGGATTAGTAGTCTGTGTAGTCTTAAATATCTTGTTGTTGCCTGTGACAAAAACTTCTTCGTTACCAGCGTCATCGTAAAAGTGGTGAATCTTGACAGCGTAATCAGACCCAAGAGGTGTGTTTACAGCAGTCAACAAGTCTACACCCTTACGTGCAGCAATACGCCCACGCTTGTCAATAACAGCGTTATCAGCAATGTCTGCAAAAGAGAAGTCCTGTCCAATCGGAGAGTCTTCTGTGTTGACTCCCTTGAAGCCCGGAGCAACTAGATTAATACTTTGTAGTGGCTGTGCCATACACTAGTCTCCTTAGGGAGTGTACCAAATAACTTCTTCGGGGTGCTTCTGTGCGTCCAGAGCAATCGCATCAGACAAGTACTTATCAGCAATACCAAAGTACTCAGGTGCTGATGTACCGCCTGTCTCACCACGCTCACGAGCTAACAGAGCTACCGCAAGGTGAATCACTGGTTGAGCAGGAACAGCTAGAGTATCCTCGTCTGCGCTCAGGTCATCAGAACGCAGGATACAGTTGAACCTGATGCTGTACGTGTCATCCGGTTTAGGATACAGATCAACCTGAGTATCTCCGTTAGAGTCAACACCGTTGTACGTGTAGTACTCAGGGATGCCTGACACGGGACTCTGGTTCAGGTAAGCATCGTTAAACCAGTGTGCTGTCTGGTAAGTCATAAACAGGTTGGAACTGTCGTTAAGCACGTCGAGTACCTTGATCCTGTTCTGTGACCCCGTGAGTACATAGTTAAAAGTACCAGCAGACGTGGTAACCGTTAGGGTAGTCCTGAGTGCTGACCAATCCCAAGCGTCCTCTACCATTCTCTTGGCATCGTTTACAAAGTCACCCACGAGTTTACTGTAGGTGGTGTCCTGTACGCTAGATACTTCGTCTTCACGTAAGCGTCTGAGGACGTTGTTTACTAAGTTTAAATATGTCATGCCATTCCCTCAAACAAACTTCGCTTAATTAAGTTGTCCAATTCAGCCATGTAATCCTTCTGTGCTGGTGCTGGAGGCTCTGGTACAGCCTGAGGTGTGTAACTGATGCCAGCTAAGAACGGAGTAAATGATCCACCGCCTAGCATACCACCGCCGCCCCCGCCACCACCTGTTTCTGGAGGAGGAGGTTCAACAGTAGGAACACAGTTACCTTCTGCGTCCATAGATTGACCTTCAGGACACACAGTACAATCTGGGTAATCTGTGGCTCCGTTAGCACACTCTTGCGGCGTTTCTTCGCAATCTTCTCTTGTTTCAGCAAACGACCCGTCAGGACATTCTACCCAGCCACATTCCAAAGGATTAGCAGCGGCGTACGTTGGATCACTACAGGGAGTTTCTTGGTTACAATCTCCCAATGTAGGAGCCATAGTTCCATCGTCACACTCGACCCACCCACAGATCAAAGCATTGGCAGGATCAGTACAGTCTATTTCTTCACACTGGTCAGTCTCAGGGTTTATGCGTTGACCTGAAGGACACGTAACGCAGTCAGGGTAGTCTGTAGCTCCATTTCTGCACTCTGGAGCAACACAGTCTTCTACAGTAGGAGCCATGCTTCCGTCAGGACACTCAGCCCAACCACAGACCATTGCGTTTGCTTCGTCAGTACAATCGTAGCAGTTGCCTTGATCGTCCCTTGGTCCCTCTACACCGTTAAAGTCAGGACAGGGTTTTACAGGAGGAGGCTCTTCAATGTCCCCCGGACAAACGCAACTACCGTCTGCATCAATTACACCAAACTGGTAAGCGTTAGTCTCAGGATCACGACAGTCTTGACCACCAAAAGACTCAGCCCTACACTCAGAACCTATGGTAACACAACGACCAAACCCATCTCTAACCCGTGGATTACCGTCCGGATCGTCCGTGCAATCACCTGTTGGCGGTATGTAACAACGCCCAGTTAGCTCACTTAAGACGTATCCTTTTTCAGTATCACAACCACCACATGAACCGTCTTCGTTAGTTACTTTTCCTTGTTGAGCGCAAGTTAAGGCTTCGGGAGGCTCTTCTGTTTTACATTCTTCGTAATTACCAGATACATTAGTATCATTACAAAGAACATCAACAATAGATACACAGGTGTCGTAGCCTTCTGGCTTATCAAAGCCTGGCTTACAATCCCCACAAGGCTCCTCAGGTTGTTGAACAATGTTTCCGTAGTTTACATTGTTTGGGTCTTCACAAACATTGACATCTTGACCGACTATTGAAAACCCTAGACTTGGGTTACAAGGTTCGTACGAATAAGTAATTCCGTTAGTAGAAGTAAAAAATCCTGATTGGTTTGTGTCCCTACTGTCATAAAGAGGGTTCTGTCCAGCCCTCTCTGAATCAGCAGGACACTGACCGTCTGTGCCATCAACGTTTTTTAAGTCTTCACTACAGTCACCGTTTATGTGTTGATCTGGAGTAGTACCATCTCCACAGTCGTTACAGTCATCAGGGTTTACTGCGTTGTTGTCACAGGTTTCTCCGGGTGGAGGACCGTAACAATCTGGATCTTCTGATATAGGTACTCCTGACTCACAGTGAGTTGCTCGACACTTTTGATCCCAAGCAAATTGTTGTTCTTCAAGTTCAAACGTAAGGCTACCTGTAGGCCTAGGCTCAGTACATACGGGATCGTAAGTCCCATCGTCAGGGCCTGTACACGGTTTCCCTATTCCTTCTGAAGTCCATCCATCTTGCTCACAGTCACCACACTGGCTGGGCGTTTGTGTGTCAGGATCACCAGCAATATGTAGC